GTATCGTCTTCAAAGACCTGCACTTCTTCACGAATAGGCATAACGAATGAATCATTTCTGCGAAGGTCAAGACCAACACATAATTCAACGTCACCACTAGGCATAGTACCTGAGAGTTGATTAGCATAGAACAATTGATATTCTTGGCCTTCACCAAGCTCATCAAGATCATGAAGGTTTACGCCAAAAATACGATTAATAGCATTGTCACCTTCTGCTGTAAAGATTTCACGACGAGTAGTTTCGTCAATTTGGTCAACATTCCAGTTACGGATGTCTTCCATAGCTTCGGGACTGATATATAGGTCAGTCAAAGCACCACGGTTCATAGAAGTGGTATTACCGCCACCATTTCGACGCATAACCGTCTTCATAAGAGAAACAAGTCTCTTAGTAAATTGGCCAGCGGCAGCATCAGCGTCAAGAACGATAACATTACGGTCAACAGCAGCAGTAATTAGCGTATGCCAACCATCGTCATTCATTTTCTTAACAAATTGAGCTTCAAGCACTTCCATTGCACGACCAACTACATCCCAACGAGCATCACGAGCGTACTTCAAATTCCAGTCGATTGAAGCACCGATGTCATAAGTTGGGACCATAACATAGTCACCTTCCACGTTACGTTGTGGAATATAACCGTGATTAGGAATAGTATAAGCCACAAAGTCTTTTTCAGTACCAGGACTTAGAAAATCGAGTGGGAATTCAGAGGTAGCACTTTGTTCCAAACGAATTGGCTCAAAGATACCATCGAGAATATCACCGTCAAGTACACCCTGGCGTAGTGGCAATTCGATTGCTTTTGCTAATTCAGCAGTAGCGGTTAGTGCCTCTTCTTTTCGCATTGAACCGGAGGCACGAAGCAGCTTATTAAGCCTTTCAGTAGGTTTAAACTTCATTTCATTCCTCCTATCGGATGTTTACTTCAACGCGGGCATAACCGTCAGAATCTTTAATTGTCTTAAAGGTTCCAACACGATATACATCGTTGTCTTCACCGTTGTCAGTTACCTTTGTAGTAGTGAGCCAACCCTGTGTAGTACCACCGGAAGTAATCGCTCCAGCAGCATAGTAGGCGGGGGCACCAATAGTAGGTGTGACACCAGTATCAATTACGTTAGTTACAATTTCACCCTGGCGAAGCAAAGTAACCTTGCCGCCAAGTTGAACCTCGTCTTTGTGCCAATTAATATGCTGACGAGTCAAGTCGAGATTAACAACATCATTAAGCAAAACTCCAGCCAGGCGTTCGCCTGATGGGTCTGCTGATGGAGTTGTTACAACCTCACTCGCATCGTCCATACCGGCACCGGAACCGCCAGTGCTATAAACTAGCACTTCACCTTTTTCACCAGTCTCATTCATAAAGGCTGTGATATCGGTCCCGATTGTATATTTACGATCAGGTTTTAGAGCCATTATTGATCTCCATCATGGTTAATATTACGACCTAAACGAGCAGCAATAGCCTGAGCTAGTTCTTTGCGAAGATCAGCAACATCGTCGTCGCTTTCCTCACTAGCTACGCTTAGATCAGCTTCTTGTTCATTAGCTTCGGCTGTTTCCAAAACTTCGTCTTCCGCATTTGCGTCAGCTTCGTCTTGTTCGCTTTCTGCTACCTCTTCTTCCTCAGATTCTGTCTCTTCGGAATTTTGTTCCGCTTTTGCGGATGTTTGTGCCTTAGCAGCATTAATAAGTTCACTAGCGATAGACTCAAATTGCTCATCATTAAGATTAGCGAATTTTTCCACTTTTTCTGTAGCAACGTCTTTTTCAATGCCGCCATCGACAAGTGTGGAAATTCTATTTGATTTTAGTTCAGCTTCGGTCATTTCATCAAGTTTAGTTTGCAATTCAGCCTTTGCGGACTTTTCATCCTCAACAGCCTTAGTTGCCTCTTCAACTTGTGACTTCGCCTCATCAAGCTGAGTCTTCAAAGTAGTAATCTCTTCATCTTGAGCGGTTACCTTATTGGTAAGCTCTTCGACTTGAGCAACATACTTTTCAACGTCAGCCTTAGCTAGCTTATCATTAACCTCTGCCAACTTAGATTGAAGATCAGCAACAGTTTTTTCTAGCTGTTCTGCCCTATCTTTATAAGCATTAGTTTCTGACATATTCAAATCTCCATTATTTTTGTTATGAGATACAGTTTTATCTCTATCTTCTGATACACCACAATCTTGGGAATTTACATTTATTGTTGCAGAAGAAAAAGTCAGGCCAGAATTAGCAACAGACAAAATGACGCTTTCAGGATTAGCAGGCTTGTCAACATACCCTTTTCCCGAAAAAGTCATATTTTTTAATTTGCGACCAATTTTAAAACCGTCATACTCTCCACGACCACCATATGCACGTAAAAATTTAGTCATCCAGGAAGTGTCTTCGTTTCTGGCTTTAGAATAAATTTTACCATCTGGTGATTGAACGGCATAATCAAAATCAGTAAAAAGAACTTCCATAGAGACGAACTTCTTGCCGCTTTCAATAGCTTTAATAAGAGCTTCTGTACGCCCCAATAAATCTTTATCTTCCCAATTTTTATAAATTACAGCACCAGTTACTAGATGATATTTTGAAGGCAAATCTTCAATCACACAATTATCTGGAATCACATTACCGTCACCATCAATAGGCCACACATCAATTATGTGTCCGACTAATTGTTTTTCGTCGTGTTCTAAATTTGTAGGCTTGTGAGAAGGTGTATGCCGAGAGGCCCATGTTTCCAGTGGGTCAAAAACATCGTCATTTTTATTCCAGTTTGTGGTAACTAATACCGATTTTGTAAAATATAAATCCGAATCGTTTGCCGAAGCCTTACTATTGATAGCTTGTACAATTTTATTGTTGCTATTCAAAGAGGCTACGGACTTAATAATTTTTTCTTTTATATCTGTTGTAGCAATTTCAACGGGAGTAATATAAGCAATAGAATTTTGTTGTTGGATACTCTCCGTTAGCCCAGCAGATGCTTCGGCCCTGTAAACAGGAATGTCATGTAAAAACATTTTACTATAAATTTATACACCGGTTAGATTTTTACGTGGTAAAAGCAATTTCGCTAAATCTTCCGTAATGCTAGGCTTACATTCCTTTTCTGAAATTTCAGGCTCGCCATCTTCATTAGCAATAACCTTGGTGATAACTGTGATGCCGTCCTCTTCGTTAGATTCTATGCGTCGAAGTTCAACACCAGCCATATCACCATAAATATAAGCATGTAATTCACTTACATCCTTAATTTTTTTACCATCCATTTCTACAGATAGTGTTTTATCCTTAGTATTAAAAGTTGCGACAATCTCTGCCATGATTAATCTCCTATATAAGATGCATATACACAAGCCTGTACATGCTTTAATTCATCTAAAGTTAATTTACGCTTAACATCGTCTTTAATGGCTTGCGACCATTGACAATATGTATCATACATATAAGAAGGAACTTCTCCACTCAAAGCCCTAAATATGTCTTCATCTTCTATTTTTTGCAGTGGTTCTAAGTTACATAATACACCGAACTTGATCTTCTCTGCTGCATCACTTTCCTCAAGAGTTAAACTTCGCAAATTTTTCTTATTAAATTTATCCAGTATAATTGGGTTGAGATATTCTGCAATTGCTGTTTGAGCATATCTTGCCCAAATTTCTATTGATGCTCTCGTTTTTGTTTCAAGAGGATTACGCTGCTTACGTTTTTGTTTGTCTTTAGAGTTTCGTGGGCGGCCCTGTTGAGGCTCTCCCTTTTTACCTTCTTTTTGAGGGCCTCTAGGTTTACCGTTAGTAGGTTGCCTCATTTTTAATGCTGGCTGTTCTCCATTTTCAGCATCATACATTTTTAAGTCTCTAGTTTTAGCGTCTTTTCTTAACCCCACCTGTCCAGGGCTAACTACTCCACTTTGTAAAGCCACTTTCTTAAGAGCTATCCCAAACTGCGGATCATGGAATGGACCAGATTTAGGCACATGCTTACCCTGATTTCTCTCTCGTGTTTCTCTATTAATTCGTACTTTTTCAAGTTCTGGATCGTTCTCAAATAGACGCTGCAACATTTCATCACTAACCAGATTACGATCTGCTAACTGAATAAGAAGTGCTTTCTCTGCTGCTTCATCTCCTAGGTTAGAACGAGTAAATTCAACCTTGGCGGGAAACCTAAAACCCATAGCTTTACGAACTTCTTCAATTTCTCTCTCCCAAAAAGACATTAGCACGTTTCGACCGTACTCTAGTCTTCCAATTAAAGTCTTCAAAGAAATTAAATTATTTGTAGTGCCAGAACTACCAGCAGTGCCGGTTAAAGTTGGAGGAATACCTAATCCCGCATAAATTGCATTTAAGTGTGGTTGGTATTTTTCAGAACCTAAGAATTGGTGAACAGCAGTTTTGCTCTCTATAAGTTCAATGTCTGGACCCCATACTAAGTCCATCGTACCGCCGCCAACATTACTTTCTAATAATTCTGCCAGTCGAGAAGCTGCAACTTGCGTAGGTGCAATTTGATGTTCTAAACTACCTATTTTGAATATACGAATGTTAGAAATAGCACCATCCAAAGCAGCCATATCAGCAAGTCTTAATTTTTCCAATACAGCAATATCATCCATAATAGCGTGAATCATGGGAGAAGCCCAACCCTGCCAATCATCTTTTTTATAATGAAATACCGATGTTTTATCTCCGGGTAACATAATTGGCTTATTAGTCTTAGCCGCCCTTACAATTTCTTCGGGTAGCTGCGAAACCAGTTTCTTTTCTTCTTCTGATCTTGGAGATTTAATAACCTTTGTAATATTACGTGGCAATTTAATAGCATAAGCTGGACTTCCTACAAATGACGCCAAAGAGCCTCCGACAACATCTATAAAGAGTGGATTTAGAAAAGTGTACTTCCACGGAATTTCATTCTTTTTTACAACCATCTCGTCTATGGTCGTTTCTGGATTAGCAACACTTTTAAAAATAGACCGCCGAGATTTTTGTTTAATCTTGGCGGTCTGTTTACGAATAATGACGTTGCCAGTACGATATAGATTGTTTAGGAATCTTTCAGAACGATCTTTACCGTTAACTCTAGCAAACCAGTTTTGATAAAATTTTTGAATTTTTGGATTTGGATGCACTAAACGAATACCCTGACAGGCAAAATCAGCCATCAAATCAATAATATTACGAATTAAACCTACCTCGCTATAAGCCCACTCAGCATCAGAAATCTGCCCTTTAATATTTAGTCGTGGTGCTTCATGAGGACGAAAAGCATAATAATCACTCTTGCTTAACCCAGGTCTACCAGATATATTTGTGTCTAAATCAGATAGGTCTTGGTGCCATCTACCAGAAGACTTCATTCTTGGAATACTAACATATTCTTGTACTGCACCAGACATGCTAGTAAGAGCTTCTTTGCTTGGTCCGTCACTAGGAGACCAAGATACATAAGCCTCTGTGTCTGCTAATGAAGCCTGACGAAGTTGTTCAGAGCGTGGATATTTTTTAGCCATTTTCTATAATACCATTGATATGCGAAACAATAACATTGCCAATCCAATTATACACCAATATTAGCCACGACGACTAATACCATGTACAACTCCGCTGTTCATACCGCTCGTAAACCACTCTGGACCGTTATACATTTTACCAGACTGCTTCTGTTTTATATCCTTAGTAAATCCACCTATCACAGAATATTCTGGTGCTGCACGAGCACGATGTATATTGCGTGCTATCATATTGGCCATAACCAAAGCAGAATATCGGTCTTTACGC